CGTTGCACGCCAGCAAGTATTCGCCCCACGTTTCCAAATCCCAGCTGGTCGCTGGCTGAATGCGAACTGTGTCAGGCCGAGCAATGCCGTATGCGTATGCGCCAAACTCCGCGCCGCCGTAGCCTGTAAAAGATATTGCGTCCTCACGCCCAGCAGTTAAGCCAACCGGGGTAATGTCATATTGAACGCCAGTCTCGGCCCAAGCATAAAGTTTGTTGTATGTGCCAGCGGCAATCCAGCGGTCGCTGCTATTTGTGGTCCAAGTAGTCATGCCGCGTATGCTTGCGTTTGCAGCGTTGTTGTTGCGCGTGCGCCACCCGCCTACCGGGCGCATAACGCCGTCATGCCAGCGAATAAGGCTTGCATCACGCCAACGGCCCATACTCTGCAAGTCAGTGCCGTTGCGATAGACGCCAGCTGGAATATTTAGATCAATTAAAGCCATTGTCGCCTCTCGGAAAACGCATTGCGGCCAATATAGCACATTGTACCAAATATGCAAAAGGCCAGCATATAGCTGGCCAGTTGCGTTATATCGTGCGAGCTATTCAGCTTCGTCTTCCGCTGGTGCTTCCAAAGAGTCGGCCAGCATCTTAACAAACGCCTCACGACCCACTGAAAGCTGATCTAAGTTAAACTGAGCATTGCCCAGCTTTCGATCTAGGTCTTGCACATGGTTAAGCATAGCCTTCTGTGCGTCAGTGAAGTCTTCAATGTTGTATTCGATGTCGTTGACAGTAATGAGGTTCTTTTCGTTTTTACTCATAACGGTCTCCTTTCAAGTTAAGTTTTACGAGTTCGTCGCGATTGCAGCGTTTACCGCAGTCATATCTTCTGTAGTCCAGAAGTCTTTTGCAACCATTAGCTGTAGATGCTCTACGTTGCGTGACACAGTGTCAGCCCAATCGGCGTCTTCCATGTCCTCTGGTTGCCCAGCGTTTAGCAAGTCAACAGAGTGACCCATTGCTGTGTAGTGTTGTGCGATTTCTTCTGCGGTTGGTGTATCCGTCATGTCTTTCTCCTTTTCTGACTGGTTACGATTAAGCGTTTTCTAGGGCAGTGATCCGTGTCTCTAGTGCAGTAATAGTTGCTTGTTGATCTTGGATTGCTTTGATGCAAAGTGATACCATATTGCCATATGCAAGAGCATCTGGTCTGCCTTCTACATCATATTGCACAAACTCTGTTAAGCCAGCATCATGGACTTCTTCTGCAATTAAACCGCCAAATACCCTGTCCCCATCATTGTTTCCTTTATAAGTAACTGGGCGAAGTGTCATAAGTTCTGATATGCCAAACGGCGCATCTTCAACACTATGCTTATACCTAATAGAGGAAGTAGACCTTCTATGTAGCCCATCGGAACGCACATTTATATTTGCGGCATCGGCAGTTGTATCATTATACACTCCCACCATTATGAATTGCCCAGATGGTGTTACACGCAATCTAGGATTACCATCCCCATCCGACAGCACGATGTTGTTGCTTGAGGTGCGGATGTCCAAGCCGCCTTGGTTGCCTGTATAACCGCCAAGGATGGTATTTTTTGAACCTGTGGTCATTGCCCCACCACAAGACCCTGCTGTGCCGTTAGCCCCAACAAAAGTGTTGTTACTTCCTGTCGTAGCTAGTTCACCAGCATTGTTGCCAACATATAAGTTTCTAATGCCTGTAGTATTTGCTGTTCCTGCGGCTGTTCCTAAAAATACGTTTTCATAACCACTTGTATTTGCATCTCCAGACTTCCATCCCACTGATGTATTTGATGCACCAGTGCTGGCATAAAGCGCCTGATACCCCACAGCAGTGTTGTTGCTGGCGGTGGTGTTGGAGACGAGTGAAGACTGCCCAATAGCTACATTGGATGATCCAGTAGTATTTGCAACTAGTGCGTATCTACCAATACCTGTGTTGGAGCTTCCAGTTGTATTTGCTTTTAAAGAAAATGCGCCAAAAGCATCTAATGTCCCAGTAGTATTATTATACCCAGCCTGATACCCAACAGCAGTGTTGTTGCTTGCGGTGGTGTTGGAGTAGAGTGCCTCACGGCCAATGGCTACTGATAAAACACCTGTAGTGTTGCTATATAATGCTTGAGAGCCAAAAGCGTCTACGTTGTGCGTTGAGTTATACCCTGCTTGATAGCCTACAGCCGTTGACTTATTAGCGTCACCCGTAGACGACATACTATATAAAGTCTGATACCCAACCGCTACGTTGTTGTTGGAGGTGGTGTTTGCTTGGAGTGCATCAACACCAACCGCTACGCTGTTACTGCCTGTAGTATTGCTGTCCATAGAGTCTTTACCTACAGATACATTTAAAGTGCCTGTAGTGTTAGCCGATAATGCTAAATAACCTAACGCAGTATTAGAAGCACCTGTGGTGTTAAGGTCTAAAGCATACGTGCCTAACGCTACGTTGTTACCTCCTGTACTGTTAGTGAATAAAGCTCTATACCCAACCGCAGTGTTTTGGCTTGCGGTGGTGTTGGAGACTAGTGCATTAGAACCAACTGACGTATTTGATTGGCCCGTTGTGTTTGCATATAAAGAACCTGTTCCTAGAGCAACATTGTTTTGCCCAGTAGTATTAAGTTGTAAGGATTGTGTTCCGACAGAAGTGTTACTAATGCCCGTGGTAGTAGTATACCCTGCTTTATACCCAACTGCCACGTTGTTGGCTGCAGTAGTATTACTATACCCTGCCTGATAACCAACGGCAGTGTTGTTGCTGGCGGTGGTGTTGTTTTCCAAGGCACCAGAACCGACAGACGTATTGTATTGTCCTGTAGTATTCTGAGCAGATGCACCATATCCAAGCGCAGTATTGTGAGAAGCAGTAGAATTGAACAGCAACGCCTGACGACCAATAGCCGTGTTATTGGAGCCTGTTGTGTTTGTGTACAATGAGTTTTCACCCAAAGTGGTATTGCTTGCACCTGTGGTGTTGTTGCGCATACTCTGATAGCCAATAGCCGTGTTATAGCTTGCAGTCGTATTCGCATATAAAGCGGTGTAGCCTATTGCCGTAATACGCAAACCAGAAGTTGTACTAATTGCTGATTGATAGCCTAAAGCAGTGTTGTTTCCACCAGTGCTATAGTAAAGCGACTGATACCCAACCGCTGTGTTGTTGCTTGCGGTGGTGTTGGAGACTAGTGCGCTTGTACCTAACCCAACATTGCTGCTGCCAGTAGTATTATTCTCTAAAGAACCACTGCCAAATGCAGTATTTGACGATCCTGTTGTATTTAACTTTAATGAAAACGCACCGACAGAAGCATTAAAATTACCAGACGTTGTTGCCGACATCGAGGCATTACCTACTGCAACATTATTTGCCCCAGAAAAACTACCATTATCAAGAGCAGTGTCTCCTAATGCCACGTTGTAGTTACCAACAGGATAATTCCCGTCCAGCTTGATCGTCCCGCCATCGACTGACACGTTGCCAGCTACAGTTAAACCGTCCGTGACTGCCGTACCCGTGATGTCTACGCCTGTGGCGGTGGTGGCGAGCTTGGTTGCGTTGTCGTGATAAAGAGTTACTGCGCCATCTTGAGCTACATTGATTGCGGCCTCACCGTTGCCAGCCAAAATATCAATATCACTACCACGGATAACAAGATTGCCTGAGCCGCTCTCCTCAATGTAAGACTTATTGTTTGCAGAGTTGTGATAAATCTGTAGGTCAGACCCTGCGCCGAAGATGGCTTTGTCGTTGTCTCCAAAGGTCATATCGCCAGACGTGGCAAACGATGTGCCTGTAATAGCCGTACCAGTAATCGCAGCAGGCGTTGCGCCACCAATTACTGCGCCGTCAATTGTGCCGCCGTTGATGTCAAGTGATACAGCCGTTGTCCCATCAAGCGCGTCGTCTACTAGGTCAAAGTTAGTATTGATTTTTTCGCCCCAAGTATCCTCGGAAGCGCCGACCTCTGGTTTTGTTAAACCTAGCGTTGTGGTGGTTGTATCAGCCATGATATTCTCCTGTTCGGCGTTAGCCTATGCGGCGTCAGCCCATGTTTCACCTGTAGCCGGGGCTGGTGTCCATTCTGAATTGTCAGGGGAAACCGCAGACCAGCTTTCGGTTGCGTTAGATGCACCTTGCCATATTTCAGACGCAGGATCAACCTCCGTCCACACTTCAGCCGTGCCGGGTAAAGGCTCCCACTTTTCAATAGCATTACAAGTAATACTACTGACAGCATTAATTGAAGCACCGCTAAACTGCACGCGGTTAACCGTTACAACATTTGTAGTAACGGCAGATATAGTTGAGGCAGCGCTGACAATTGTAATTGCATTTGCGCTTACTGACGCGCTAGACGCTGCCGACGCGCTTTGCTCACGCACTCTTTCGCAGGCTGCCGTGTTGCTCGCGGCAATGCTCGATGCTGCACTTTGCTCACGCACGCGCTCAACCGATGCAGTGCTTGTTGCACTTGCAGATACCTCTGAGGCGCTCTCACGGACGCGCTGGGCTGCGGAAGTGCTGCTCGCTGACACTGAGGCAGACGCGCTGACTTCGCGCACTCTCGTGGCGTCTGACGTGTTGCTGGAGCTGGATGCAATGATAGACCCGGAAAGCCTAACGCGAACATTCGCTGCCGCAGTCGAGGTAACGCCAATAACAATGGCTTCACCGTCTTTTAAAACACCATCAACGCCGTAAGCCCTGACACCGAATGCACCAGTGCCAAAGCCAGTCCTGTATGTGGTGTCAGCCATTGGCTTAGTCCATAGTCACGTCAAGGTCAGATGCAGGAATGCGCATCACGTCGCCCGTGTCAATTGCCTTGCTAGTTGTCAGCGCAGCATACGCAATCAAGTTGCCGCCAGATGACGCATCAAAAACGCCGATGTGCGTGACCGTGCCATACGGAGCAGTCGCAGTCGGAAACTCAATTGCAGCTGAGTTTGACGCAGTGTTGCCAGACACAGTAAACGCAACAGACTGCCGAGCGTATGCGCCGCCGGATACTTCCGTGCCTGACGCATCCTCATCTGGATTGCTGGTAAACAACGCAACATACCAAGCAGTTGGCCGCGTAACTGACGTAGCCGTAAACAAATAGTTTAGTGTGTGCGTCTCGAAGGTATTGGATAAGCTCATGTTAGTACGCCCTTATTTTCATGCGGCGACCTGATCCGCCAAATTTTGATTTTTCGCTCTCAGCATTTATACCATCAATCGCACTTTGATACAAAGCCGCCCAGACCTGCAAACGCGCGTCATCCTTCAAGTATGGCGCGGAATGTATCAGCGAGCCGTACAAGTATGCGTCAGGATAATATTGCAACAACCAGTTTGATGTATTGCTGTCAGACAGCGCAGGCAGGTTTGCCATGTAATACAGCTCTGCCGTGTACGTTCCATCCGGCACAGGGTAAACTTCAATCTCGCCAGCAGTAATTGCATAGTACGCAGGCTGGCCGCTGGTGTTAAGATTGTGGTATTTGCGGTCAAGCATTTCAGCTTGCGAAATTAACTCAAGCGGGCGCGTGTCTCCGCTCGTAATGTAAAACCGCACAGCCTCCAAGAAGTCTGCCGGAATAGCGCTGTACTGCGTATCAATCTCAGCAGTGCTGCGCTTCTCCTGACGCCAGTGCCGTATGTCGCGGCCCAAGTTAGCCTCGGCCATCGAAATGAAAGTCGGCGCAATAGCAGCCAAGTCATCACGGTTAAGAAAATCCGTGATGGCTGATTGCAGCTCTGCGTAAGTTGTGATTGCCATTACTGTAACAGTCCTTGCCTTTGTTGCTCTTCATTAGCACGTTTTTGCATTTCTTGTAAGGCTAGTAAGCCTCCGGGAACAGATGCTATTGCCGCCGACAGGTTTTTTAAGTGAGACAAGCGTGGGTCAAAGCGGGCAAATTTGGAGCGAACATTTTCTGGGTAAAATGTTGTAAACTCATGTTTATTGCTTACGCCAGAAAAGCCTTGCGGCTTTAAAGTTTCCAAAACAGCATCACTTAACCCAGCATAAGAAGCGGATTCTCCCAATTGTTTTTGTGCGTTTTCATAGTCATATTGTGCCTTACGCATTTGCTGAAAATTGGCTTGGTTATTTGATCGAACCATAGCTGGATAAACAACGCCTTTTATTTCAGGATTGTTTGGATCAAGAGATTTTACTCTTTCTGGATTTGCGCTTTGGACTTGAGCGAATTTGTTTGATAATTCAACATTGTGCGGAGGTGCGAAATATATGCCCTTGCCAGATTGGCCTCTCGTTGACCTATTAATGTCAAATTCTTTTATATCTGGGTTGTCAGGATATTCGTCAATAGACCTGTATATATCTTTTTTGCTATTGGGTATTGTCCCATGATAACCCGCGAGCATTGACCGCTCAGAAGCCCGCGCCATCCGTGACGCCTCGTCCATAGGCAAATCCATGCCAGTAGCTCCGCTCTGATAAAGCTCAAACAATTCCATATTATCGTTAGGCGTCAGCTTGCTAAGCATTTCGTCGGTTACTTTGTCAGCACGACCAGACGACAGCAAGCCAGCAACCTCTTGCGCTGGGGATGGGGCTTGAGTAGCATCCACCTTCGGCTTCAACCGCACATTACCCAACAGCGAACCCATCGCATCCGGATCAACCTCAACGCGCTTCGCCGTATCCAGCAAGCCACGCGCACCAGACTTAACAGCCTTCGCAGCCGCGTCACCAATGCCGGGGAACAAGCCCAACACAGCCGCACCGCCAAGTGCGCCAACCATCGCCCAGTTAGGGTTCTCTGACGTGGCCTCGTCGTAAATCTCCTTAGCAGCCATCGCGTCGCCAATGATCGGCGTGGCCTCAGCTATAAAGCGAGCCGCGTCCATCGGCGTAACATTCGGCACGTCAACGGCAAGCCTGCGACCCTCGTCAGCATAGCCAGCGTAGGCGGCGGGAGATAGCAATCCGACCAAAACTTACTTCCCGTATTTTTTCGCAAGACAAGTTCCAGCACGCTTACACGCCGCAGGGGTGGGGCAACCTTTACATGGTTTCATGTCATCATCCTCTAACTTTTCTGCACATTAGCACATTTGTTTGCAAATGGCCATCCACGCCGCATATCACAATTCGCCCAAGTCATCCATAATCTTTT